ATGACGATGATCCTTTGTCTTACTTCAGTAAACTTGCTGAATCCTGATACGAAAACTGCTTTTTAGTTTCATAAATGCCGGGAAAAAAATCCCGGTATTTTTTTGCCCTATTACTTTTTTATTACTGGAATAGTCTAATATTCTCTCCTCTTACCAGACCAGGAGATATGTACTGACTAGAACCTTTACCATAGGGCATTACTGCTTCAAGATCGTCAATAATCAAAGCAAGATAGAATGGTTTAATTACGAATATATTTCTTTTCTTATTTTGTTCTGATACTTCATAATCATAGTTTGATACGGGATATGCACCCTGACGAGTAATAGTCTGATCTAGACCTTGATCGTAAAATGTAACACTATAGTCACTAGGAACAATAACACCCTGTGGAACAATAACTGTATTTTGACTATCTTTTACTTGACTTGTAATATGGTGTTTTGTGGCATATGCATTTTCATATGAACCATACTTATTGATTAAGTAGTTGTCGAAGGATTCCTGAGCCATCGGCCATTCATCTTCAAAATGAATAATATTATTACATAACATCACCAACCAATCGAGGTTGGAGTCACCATAAGCCTTTTCCGCAACATTATCAGGTCTTTCGTCACCAATAACCTGGTATTTTGTAAAGAAACCTAGATTGTTTAGGATATCTTCTCGTATCTTTGCCCTTTTGAATAAATTTTTGACTTCGGTGTAATCAGAGATTTTCTGACCACTAGAAGTTCTATCTACATATTCAAAATCTGGAATATATCTAAAATATGGTTTGGCCATTAGAAACCAGTACCTCCTGCTACATCGTGGTCGCTTTGATATATGGGTTCAAGTTCAGTAAATGACATAGTAACCTGGTATTGTGTCATTGAACCATCTTTATATGTCATGTAACTGTTACCTGGTGTGTAATTAGCACTAAAGTTAGTAAGAGCACAAGGTTTAAACCGATTCAGATAGGGATGACCTCCCCCACTATTATGTATATACTGTATTTGAAAGATATCAGGTGTATAAAGAAAAATTCTTTCAGGTGATATTTCAGGTGCCATTGATTTTTTGAAGAACCTTATCATTTTTTTGATGGTTAGTGCTTCACTATCAGATCTTGGTGTAAAGGTAAAATTAAAACTAAATATTCTTAATTTTGGACCCTTAAACAGTAGTTCGAGATTCTTATTTAAAACCTGACCGGTAGATCTTCCTACTACATTAGCCCCAACTGCCTGACCAGCAAAATATGCAGTAATAAATGGTCCTAAACCAGGGTCATTAATAAGTTGTTGTGCTGTTTCTGCTGTATTAGAAAATATATTAGAAAAAGCCTTTCCAAAGTCACCCAGGCTCTTGCTGCCTCTGATATCATTAATTCCCGAAGCTGCAATACCTGCCGCTCTTCTTTGAATTTCGTTTATTGAATCCTCATTCCAATCAGCAGCATTAGATTCACTTAGACCAGGTTGCATCGGTAATTGTATTATCTTTGTTACTTGACCCAATTTACTCGTAACACCAGTATAATCTTTAAAGTCGTTGGCCGTCGCTTTTACTGGTCCATCCGGTTTACCTAATATAGGAAAACCACCTGCATTTTTAGTTGTATACTTGTGACCAGTAATTTGAATATAATCGTACCCAAAGGATGTAAGGTCTGCTTCTGGATATTTTAGTACTTCACCATCTTTAGCAAACTGACGAGTATAGAATGGATCATCTGAATCAAGTTCAGTGTTGGTAAATCCTATATTATTAAAAGTTGTTCCAAAAGGAAGTGCATCATCTGCTGTTCCTAAAAATGCATCACCATCTAATGATCCAAAGTCTGTAAAAGTCAAGTTAGAACCACTAGAAAACCCATCAGGTGCTAAAAACCCAGTACCATCACCACCAGTAAGAGTTCCATTATCAACGGAACTACTACCCGATCCTTGTTCTTCACCACCACTTAAAGGTGCTTCATTATCACTTGAAGGTACTACTTCAAGTTCAACAACGGCCGGTGGTTCTTCAGTATTTGAAAGTGACTTATAACCAGGTTGTTGTTGTAATTCCTGATATTCTTTTCTTGATGTACTACCGGAGAGGTTATTTTGTGCTAAATCTAAAGTTGCTTGTTTTACACCTTTGTTTAAGTTTGAATATTGTTGAGTATTTTTTCCTGTAAAAAGTTTATCGTATTGATTTTGATCTACTATGTTGGGTTGGTTACTTGAAGCATTATATTGGTATATTAATGATCTACTACCAAAAGCACCAACTGCATAAGTATCATAACTTCCATTTGACCTGTCAGTAATGACAACTACTTTTTGTTTACTCTCTGTTTGACCAGTTAGTGGGTTTCTTCTACTACTAGTTTGATTTAAATCAAAGGTTGCCTGATACTTTGTTGGATTATTTCCACCCAAACTCTCCCAACCTGAAGTATCTTTACTTGCCACTATTTTATTTCTCCTAATAATGGTTACTAACCCGTTTAGTTATTTATTCTGAAACTTTGATAAGGAATAGCACGAAGTGTTTTAAGTTCCATAGGGTCAACTACACGAAGAATCGAAGCTTCTTCCCAAGTATAGTTTCTAAAATCACCCCAATGATAGTTTAGACCACGAAAACCCCACTCATAAACACCAACACAAGCAATTAATGGAAATTGGTCGTATTCAACTCTTGGAGTTTTTGCTTGATAGATGAATGTATAATACTTACCAACATCAGGAATGACTTCTACATCTGTTAGGATTTCCATGATTTCTAACATCATGTCATCAGGATCTGTCATACTTGAGATCCTATTCTCATCCTCTTCTTTAAATCTATTCATTTCTTCCAGTGGTAGAGTTCATCTTCAGTAATAATCTTAAACTCAATCAAATTATCCTTACAAAAATCAACTGCTGCCTTCCATTTTGCCTGATTGACTGCATAAGTCTTTGCTTCTGAAATAAATCCTTTAGTTACTCTTTTCTTTTTGACTGGTGGTAGAGTTTGTTTCTTGGGTTTGATTTCAATTACATACTTTTTTAATTTACCACTCTTTTCTTTCACTTCAATCAGAAAGTCTGGATAGTATCTATGTCGTCTTCCATCAACTGGCGAAATATAAGGTATTGAGAACTCTTCTGATGCCCATTTCACTATATTTGGATTCACATCACAGTATCTACAAAACTGTCTTTCCCAAGAACTTCTACAAATAATATTGTTCGAATTGCCAAGGTATTTTTCAGGATGTGATGGTTTATAAATTGACTTTATACTTTGACCCATCTAATATACATAGTATTATAATGTAGAAATATTTAGATGCCTGGACCATATCCAAATTCAGTCAAAACATCGGCACTAAAGAGTAAAATTCTTCATGTTGCCCAGACATCTGTATATCAAGTTAAAGTTCAACCACCAATTAAGGTACTAACTTTCTTGAATGCAAGAAATTTCAATTATTATGCAGATGGTGAAAATGTTGAATTGATGTGTTCTGCCGCATCACTTCCTGGTGTAAATCTTTTCACTCATGAAGCAACAAATGACTTCGCAGGTATGTCAGAAAAAATGGCATACCGAAAGGATTTTGGAAATACTCTTGATTTGACATTCATGGTCAATAATAGATATGATGTGATTGAATTGTTTGATGGTTGGGTCGATTTTATTGCAGGACAAACTACGAATAATAGAGGATACGAAAATTCCGCAGTATCTTATCGGATGAATTATCCTAATAGCTATAGAAGTCCGATTCATGTAACTAAATTTGAGAAGAATGCCAGAGCAGAAAGAAAAAGAAATATTAATGATAGTTATCAATTACGATATACTTTTATCGATGCATTCCCGATTAGCATTGCACCAACACAAGTCAGTTATGAAGCAAGTGATGTGTTGAAATATAATATCTCCATGTCGTACACTAGATACATTAGAGAGCGTAGCTTTGCCTAATAAATAGTTTCACTTATTATTGTAGTTTATTATGCCTTTGCCAAAGATTGTAACTCCTGAGTATGACTTGGTATTACCATCAACACAGAAGAAAATTACTTATAGGCCCTTTTTAGTTAAAGAAGAAAAACTTCTAGTTCTTGCCCTCGAAAGTGAGAATACAAAACAGATTACAACCGCAATCAAATCTGTTTTAAAAAGTTGCATTCTTACGAGAGGTATTAAAGTAGAGAAACTTCCGACTTTTGATATTGAATATTTGTTCTTAAATATCAGAGCAAGGTCGGTTGGTGAAGAAGTTGAGGTAAACATTGTGGCACCTGACGATGGTGAAACAAATGTAACAGTTACTATTGACCTTGAGGACATTCAAGTTCAAACTAATGAAAACCACTCTAATAAGATTAAACTTGATGAGACTTTGGTAATGGAGATGAAGTATCCTTCATTGGAACAATTCATTTCAAACAACTTTGATTTTGAAGGTGAAACTGATATTAATCAATCATTTGAATTAATTGCATCATGTATTGATAAGATTTATAATGAAGACGAGGTTTGGTCTACTGATGACTGTACTAAAAAGGAAGTCGTTGACTTCTTGGAACAGATGAGTTCAACACAATTTAAAGAAATTGAACAATTCTTTGAGACTATGCCAAAACTATCTCACACAATTGAGATTACGAACCCAAGCACTAAAGTAAAAAGTACTATCGTTTTGGAGGGTTTATCCAGTTTTTTCGCATAGGCATGATCCATATGGATCTAGAGAGTTATTTTAAATTAAACTTTGCGATGATGCAATACCACAAATACTCTCTCACTGAAATTGAAAATATGATGCCCTTTGAAAGAGACATTTACGTTGCTCTCTTACAACAACATTTAGAGGAAGAAGAACAAAAGCAAAAGGCAAGACAGAATGGCTAGAGATCCTAAAGTAACAAGAAAGGCTTATGAATATAAGTTAGGGAAGGATCTTGCCTCAAAATTAGACGATAAACAGATATATTTACTTTCACAATATTATAATTCTCTGAGTGATAAAGAAACTAGTAATATTGATAGTCAGATTGTTCAAGGAAGGAACAATACTGAACTTCATGAAATGGCCATAGGTATGGTCGAAGAAAATGAAAGCAAAAAGACTCCACCTAAACCAAAGGCGAAGCCAAAACCAAAAGTAACTCCAAAACCAAAGGCAAAACCAAAAAAGGTCTACGATGAGAATAGATCTGTTGCATATAAGTTACCAAATCATATTCTCAAAGATCTTGATGAGGATCAAATAAGAGATTTATCAAGTTATTATAATTCACTACCACCTGATCAAAAACGTAAGGTTGATAGTGAAATGGCGAAAGGTTCTGGTGATTTGATGGATCTTGCCCGTCAGATGTCAGATCCGTTACAAGAAAAATATAATACTGGAGGGTTAGATACCTGGACCGGTAAACCCAAAGATAATAGTAATGCAAAGCAGGGCCCAATGCCAATGCCCTCTGCTAAGAAAAAACCAGACAAAAAGGCTGTAACCGCCCTTGTTAAGAAGTTTAGTACCGATAAAAAAGATACTAAACAACCTACTAATGAGACTATTGACCCAGAAGTATTGAATATGCTGGGTCTAGATGATATATCTGACTTTGATTATGATGATTATAAAACTCTTCTGAAAGAGAAGATGTTGGCCAATCAAATGGTTGGTGGTAGGGGTGATAATGATTTACTAAAAAATGAATTTAAGAGAGTAAAGAGTAAGACCGGTAGGTTCAAACCTAAGAAGAAAACAGTCAATGTATCTAAGGTAGTTCAAAGTGGTAAAAAATATAACAAATCTGCGGTCAATACACAAAAACTTTTAAGTGGTTCTAAAGAAGCAGAATCGACTAAAGCTCAAGTAAAGGGTAACGCAGTTGCAGATTCTTTTGCAAATATCGGTCTAACTCTACTTGGTATTGATAGTCTTCTTAAGGGGTTGTTGGGTGAAGAGAAGAAAGAATCGGAACAAGACGCAAAAGCTGCAAGAAAATCTGCACAGAAGGCAGAGGAGGCCAAGTCTGAAAAGAGTGCAAAGACGAAAGCAACTAATGCACTAAAGGGGTTCAAAGCTCCGAAGATGGGTTTCCTTGATATGATCAAGAGATTTTTTAAGAATATCTTACTTGGTGGTTTTATACTGAAGGCACTTGATTGGTTTCAAGATGAAGAAAATCAAAAGAAAATTCAGAATGTAATTACATTTATTACAGATAATCTAGATAAAATTCTCGTGGGTATTGCTGCCCTGGTTGGTATTGGTATTGGTGCAAAGATACTTGGTTTCTTAACCTTGTTTACTCCTTTGGTAACCGGTTTATTTGGCCTACTTTCTGCAATGGCGCCCATATTAGCACCTATTGTCGCTGCACTTTTACTTTGGAAAGGTGGCATGGAAGGAGGAAAGGCACTTCAAGATCTTATCAATAGACAAAGGGGTGGTGGTCAAAAGGAGACAGAAGAAGGATTGCGGTATAGTGACAAATCAGTAGAAGAACTTCGTCAAAGTTTAAATTTGTTGTTACAACAAACAGACAAAAAAACAAATCGTATTCCTCTACTCTTGGGTCTCTTTCCTGATTGGGCAAAACCATACAGTGAAGGTGAGAAAAGAGAATTTTTAGAAGATCAACTCAAAAAACTTGATGAGTTACAAAAAAGAATACGAATTACTAAGTCTGTTAATGACGATTTGTATAGACTCCAATTACAATTAAAAAAGGGGAATACAGAACTTGAACGATTGAGATCTTCTGGCGCATCTACAGACAAAATTGAGAAACAGGAGAAATTTGTCAAGGACTTGGAAAAACAAGTACAAACTTTTACTACCAATAAAGAACAAAGTGTCAAAATAGAGCAAAGGTTAATTGGTGATATTGATTTTAATGAGTTACTTAAAGACCCCAAACTTGCAAGCTCTATTCCAGATGAGATAAGGGACACACTCAAGAAGAGTTCTGCCAATGTAGAAGTACAAACAACAACTCCACAAACACCAATGCTTTCTTCTAGTGGTACACCAGATGTAATTATTCCTTTGGATCATGCAAGAGGTCGTATACCTGATAAAACTGGTGGTAACACATTTACAGCGGCAGGTCAGACCGGTGCTTATAACCCAATAACTGGAAGTACAGAAAGAGATTATCAGGATCCAGCTGCAGCAATGTTACAGGCTGAGTTAGCAAAAAGTGGTGTTAAAGCAAAAATTGTAAGACCTGAAGATTTTGCAAGTTATGAAGAATATGACAAATTCTTGAAAAAAATGGATAACGCGGGAGTGGTTAGTGTCCCACTTCACTTTGACGCTATTAGATCCGCATCAGGAATTGGATATCTTACAAGAACAAGGTCAGGTGATGCTGGAGATGCTAAATTGGCTGCCCCAATTAATGAAGTTTTAAAACAGTTTCAAGGTGAAAATTCAGACACTGGTACCTTTGCACCAGACACTAAACAAAATACAACAGTAGACTTGAGTCGTAAGTCTCCAGCTGCTCTTGTAGAATTGGGTATCATGGCAGAGTTAGAAGCAAAGTTTGGGAAAAATTACACCAAACATCCTAAATTTATAAAATTAATCCAAGGGCTTTCGGGGGCAATTATAGAGGGTGGTGGATTTCCGACTCCTCCCGGAATGCAGGAAGTCAAACCAGGTCATAGTAGACCAGAACCACCAGCACCACCCAATACTGATCCGGCGCCTACAGTAATACCGATAGGTGGAGCAGGTTCTAGTGATCCCGAACTTTCAAGTGCTAGTGGTGGTCGAGCTGCTGCAGCATCATTCTCCTCAATAGATATGAGTAATATAAGCCTAGAACCAATTGGTGCAATGTATAACCTTCCAAAAGTAAGATAATGGCATTACCACTATTACTCGGCGGAGCAGCAAAAGGTTTAATTGGTTCTGGCAAAAAGAAACCAAAGTCTGGCAAAGAAGTCGCAGGAAAACTTGTCAAACGTAAAGAAGAACAAGATACTAAAAAGCCTTCGGTACAAAAGAAACTCGCACCTACTCAGGTGTCAGGTAAAAAGTTTTTTGGTAGTAAATCATCAACTCCTAAAGTAAAGAAACTAAAACCAAATACAGGTAATAGTCAATTAGATGATGTACTTCAGTCGATTCAATCATCAGTATCTAAATTGGCAGGTACTATTGGGAATTTTGTGAGATTTAAAAGAAAGGATGGTGCAGAGAAGACTAAAAGAAAAAATAAAATGTTGGCCCGTCTGAGAGAAGTTGGGTTTGGAATGGTAGGTGGTGCTTTACTTTTAGGTAAACAGTTACTCAAAAAAATTCCATTTTTTGATAGGATTAAAAACTTCTTTGTGAATATCCTACTCGGTGGTCTTGTATTGATGATACTTGACAATATTAAACCGATCATTGAAACTATAAAAGATGTTGTAAAAAAAATTAAAAATATATTCAAATTAATCAATAAGTATCTCTTTCAACCAATGATAGAAGCTGGTAAGTTTCTTATTGGTACGGTATTACCTATTATAAATGATATACTCAAATCTCCACCTGTTGATTTTGTAATAACTCAAATTGAAAATCTAATCAAGACTCTTGAGGATACTTTTCCTGGTCTTGAAACTATTAGTAATACCGTTGGGGATCTTTTTAAAAAGATACAAGGTGTAGTATTGCCTGGTGGTGGTACTGACAATTCTTCTGATAGTTCTCAATATGACACATCTTCAGGTGGATTACTTGCACCGGGTGGTGTAGAACAAGGTGAAAAGGCAAAGGGTCAAGTATCTCAGGCTGGATTTGGTGAATCTGAATTTCTTCTTTATAGAGATACTGTTGCACAGATTGAATCCGGTGGAAAATACGATATTCAGGGTGGATCGAAGGATGAGTTTGGTGTTGGTAAGT